CAACGCAGTAAACAACACCCTCATACTCAATCCGAGTGTTGTCATCCTCAGCCGTCAGCGGATCTACAGGCACTTTCTTGTCCGGCCAGCCCCTGATATCCTTGCCACCAGGAAACCAGAACCCCATCCCCGGAGCTGTCGTGTAACCCTCCAGATACAACCTGCTCGACCAGCCAATGAAAACACTGCTGGTAGCAGTATCAGTGACCACGGGAAACGCCCGACACACACCGAGATCGTCACTGTTCAGCGTGATCTCGACCTCGCTACCCGCCCGGTCGATCAAAGCCGACACCCGATCCCGCAATACCATCCACTTCTGCATCGACCCTACATTTCCCCCCACACCGGGCCACAGATGAACAACGCATAATCAACCGAGCCAGCCCACCGGCCGATGAAACGCATGTCAGCCGAGTGGACCTGCCCCTCATAAACAAACCGACTGCCGACGTCTATCGTCGTGTCGGGCGCCGCATACAAAGCAAGCGCGGGACGAGCCTCCGAGAAGTCAGTCCCTATGTAACCGGCCACCGTGCCAGTATCCGCGATGCCGACAATCACCCGATGAACACCAACCCCCGCGCCATCAGTGATCTCGACATCCTCGCCACGTTCCGCGAGGATTGCGGCTATCTTGTCTGCTCGACTGCTCATAACACCTCACGCCGTAGAAAACAACACCAACGCCCAAGTGCCCTGATTAGCCCACCGACCGACATACTTCGCCTTCCCGGTATAAGGCCCCACCCCATCCCGAGTAAAAGTGCTGCCAACGGCTATCGTCGTATCGGGAGGAGCATACACCACCAACACCGGATCATGGGTCACGCCGGCATCCCCGGCCTCACCAAACGCAGAAGCCAGACCAACATCAACGACCGCGACCACCACGCGATGAACACCCGCCCCGACATCGGCCACCGTGATATCCTCGCCACAAGCAGCAAGCACAGCAGCAATCTTGCCAGCCAACACACTCACGACAAATACTCCGGGCGATCAAACGCAAATGGAGAATCAGTATTCCCCTCATGAGACTCCTGCGGAAGATCAGTCGCATCGGCAATAGCGGCATCTTCAGCAGCCATCCGAGCCGTGCGAGCCGTTGCAGCCAGCCCCCGAGCAGTAGCGTCAGCAGCTAAGCCAGTGGACAAAGCCGCGTCAGCGGCCACCTTGGCCACCATTTCAGCTTCAGTCAGTGTCTTCGCGTCGACCAGGAGCTTGTCAGCCGTCAACACGGCCGTCTCAGCATCAGTTTTCAACTCAGTCGCATCGACCAGGAGCTTGTCAGCAGTCACCTTCGCCGTATCGGCAGTGACCTTTGCCACTTCGGCAATCACCTTATCCAACGCAGCGTCACCGGCCACCGTGAACGGCTCCAAGATAGCCATCCCACGAGCGATCAGCTTATCACCAGACTCCGCAGCCTCACCAACCTCATTGCCGCCAAACTTCGCCGCCTCGGCATATCCCGGCTGCCTGCGAAGCATGTTCAAGCACTCACCAGCGATGACATCAATCATCCCCTGCTTGCAGGCTGCCTCGTAAGTAGCCAGATGAGCAGCGACGATCATCCCCGACAGCCCAACCAGCATTTCGGCGACGATAGCCGTGATCTTCGCATCATAGACCGACTTCTGCGTGTAGACGTGCGCCCCATCGTCAGTCAAGGCCAGCAACGCGCCGCCCAGAGTGGCAGAGATCGTGAACACATCCTGGTTGGTGATTGTCTTGACCCAGTATGAAACCCCCGCAGTCACCCCGCCGGAAGTCTCAGTGAACGAGATAATGTCGTTCACCGCCAAGCCGTGCAAAACAGACGTGATCAAATCCCCCGCGTTAGTGAACGTGCAGTTCACCTCGCCAGCCGGCAACTGCAAACGACGCTTAATATCATTCAGCGCAATAGTGATAGCCATTATGCCACACTCACCTTCCCGTTGTTGCCATCAGACGGCCCAGCATCCCCGTCACGAGTCCGAGACACCGTAGGAACCGACTCCGGCCGATCAGGCGCGGGCCCCGCGCCCTGCAAGCCAAGGAACTCACGAATGAACGGGTCAACGGGATCCAGAACCCCGCAATCGACCAGGTTCTTAATTCCAGTCGACAACGGACCCAACTCGCGATCCTCCAGCGGCCCGAGCGAGAACACAGGCACCGGGACGTCAACCCCGTAATTGAACCGCACCAACGGACGTAGAACCTGTTCCTTCATAACAGTTTCCTCCAGGTCCAGCTTCAAACCCTTGAGACACATCCGCAAGACGTCCAGATGGACTTTTGCCATAGCAAACGAGCCGACCTGCCCGCCGCTGTCCGTGATCAGGTTAGTGTTCAGAATCGCCTTGGCAATCTCGCAGTTGTGATGGTCGACCGCGATCCGGTAACCGACATCCCCCTGCCGGATTGTCTCCAGCAACTCAGCAGACATATCCTCCGGGATCACGATAGCAGAGCGCACCTGAATCTTTTCCAGAATAGACAAAAACTCGGTCTGCGCCGCCTTCGGCGTTCCCCGACGATAGGTCCCCTTGGTTGTCGGAGCGCCATACTTCTCCAAGTAAAGGTTCCAAAACCGCGTCAGCAGGTCCTTAGACCACCAGTTGCGGTAACACGCCCTCAAATCAGACGTGCCATAGGGGTTCGAATACTCGGGCTGATAGGAGTAGATCACGAAACGATCAGCAGGGAAAACGTCGTTTGTCGGCTCGTAACGGACGCCGACGACGTTGCGATACTCGTCAACATCAAAAGACCAGTCAGCGGGATCTTTGCTTTTCAGATAAAGCGGCTGCCACTTCCCCGCCCAGCGCCCTGTTTGCACAGTCTGCCACACGACATTCTGCAAACTGTAACCCTTTGCCAGAGCATCAGTCACGTTCCACAGCACAGTCAAGATAGAACCAGTGACCGCATGCAGAGCCCAGTCGCAGAACTCCGCCACCTCCTTGCCGCGGGCGCCATCCTCCTTGACTGCCTTAACCTCCCAGCCACGCGAAAGCAGCGAGCCCTTCTTGATTGCCAGGCAACTCTTGACCTGACCGTCCTTCTGCATCGCAGAGTAATCTTCCAGCCCCCGCCGACCGACCAGATCGTCAGGATTCGCAAAAGCCCGCATCCCGCCAGCAAGCGACGGGTCAGCGCCGACCTCAGACTTCGCCACCGGAACTGCCTTTGACGCCGAAAAGAGATTCCTCAACCCCGAACGAAGATCCAACACGCTTATCCCCCCCGAGCGTCGGCAGTTCACTCAAGCCAACGCCAAACTCAACTGATTGTATACCTGCTATAGACGCCGTGTCAACAATATCGTCATTGCGACCACCCGGAAACTCCATAAGCTCATGCTCCACAACCTCAGTCCAGTGAGCGCCCTTCCGATGGTAAACCGTGCCGCTCTTATACTTTGTCAAGATAGTCACCGACCGAGTCAGCTTGTCCACATCGGCCGGCGACTCGACCACCGGCAACCCCACCGCCAGAGCAGCCGCGATCAGATTAGTGCCAAAAGTCTTGTTCTCCACCGCCTGAAAAGCCGGAGTCCAGGCCGCATAAGCGTCCTCCAAGGCCCCCAAGTGACCGGAAACGTCCAAACGCTCACGAAACAGACCGCAAAGCAGCAACTCACCACCCGGACACAGCATCCACGTCGAAATAACGAAGAAATCAGCACTCGACTTGCTCGAACCGTTTGTGTCGACCGTCTGGAAACACATGCATTCGCCACGATGATACCGCAGGTCACCATCCCGCCCGTGCAGGCAGTAATAATCACCCTCCACGTCGAAATACAACAACCAGTCGCGCTTGAAGAGCTTCCCACCCGGTTCCTCCGGTTCCTGCTGATATTGAGACTGCCAGAAATACGGGGTCACCGACAACGCCTTCTGAATCTCCACAACTTCAGCCTCGTCGTAGAACTCAGGCCATAACACCTCGCCTGCCGGCCTGCCCAGAACATCATCGACTCCAGCCCGAACAGCCAGCTTCAACACAGTGAACTTCTCACCGGCGCCGGCCTCCATCTCAGCAACCAGCTCGCCGGTCAGGTCCTCCTTGTGCCACCTCGTGTGAATCAAAACCAACCGGCCACCAGGCAACAACCTGTTCCGCACCGCAGACCGGTAGTTATCAGACACCGTCTTGCGATATGCCGCGGACGACGCCTCAGCCCAGTTCTTATACGGATCATCGACTATCGCCACGTTTGCACGGCGACCTGTCACAGCCGAGTTGATCCCGCAAGCCCGCATCCCACCACCGAGAAACGCCGGGCCAGCATCCACCAGCCAACGATCGATCGCCTTAGAAGCCGTCGATACCGACGCACCGCTGATCTTCGGAGCCCAATACGTGTAGAACTGCCGAGCAGCCGCCGAGTGCTCCTGAGCGAGGTCGTCACCGTAAGAATTCAACAGAATCTCCCAGTCGCAGTGACGAAGCAAACACCACGCCGGGAATACGCGGCTGCACAGGTAGGACTTCGCATACCCAGGCGGGATGTTGATGATCAAACGAGTGATGTCACCCGACTCCACAGCCTCTAAGTGCTCGCAGATCAGGTCAAGATGCTTCCCGTCGATCCACTGGAACGGCGAGACTAATCTCGCCATTTCCTTCAAGTGCCGGAACGCCTTCGCCATCCGCACCTGCTCCAGCGTTACCTCGTTCAAAGATTCCGGCAAGCATTTCGAGTGTCGCATCATCTACATCCCCCAATATCCCGCCTAATACCCCACCAGTCCCTGCCACCACTGCACCCAAAGCTATCCGCTGAGGTGCCTCAACACCCCATATCTTTCGGATGTCACTCAAAGCACCACGCATCTGCTCAGCATACCTCGGATCGTGAGTCTTTCCCCACTCAGTCTGAGCCTCAAGGTAAAGAGCCTGCAACATCCCAGTCTGCTTGATAGCGTGGATCCTCGCGATCTCAGGCGATTCCTGAGCCACACGACGAGCCAACCTCGACACAATGTCAGTCACGTCACGCTTCGGCATACCCAGCAAATCAGATAACTCAGACTCGTCCTTCCCGTCCAAAACACCGCGAGCTATCCGCTTCTCCACCTCACCACGACGGTATAAATTGCTCGGGTCTGTCCCCGCACCCCGCTCAGTAGTATTCATAGACTACACTATACACCTTTTCCAGCCGCAAAGCCAGAATGAGCGCGGAGGTTCTCCCATAAAGAACAACAGCAATAACAAAACACACTAATCAAGTAGTAGAGTATATATATATTAAGATAACAATAATAATACATAACAACACTACACACACAGTGAGTAGTGATAACAGCAGCAGCAGCAGCAGAACAACAACAGACTACAATGCATTCACTATCAATGAACAACTAACTGTGACTTGACCGCGACTCGCTCGCTTCGCTCGCTCGTCGCTGGACTGTGGATCGCCACAGCTTTGAGCAGCAATGAGAAGCAGAAGAACAAGGTATTGATAATTCAGAAGCACCCACCCACCCACCCCCAAGGGAAGGGGGTCATCCAAGGCACTATCAACGATCGAGGGGCCAGTGATAATTGATCGACCACGACGCGGGGCAGCAATCGTGGTGACTTGAAAGATTTGCATGATGATAGTGAGTGGTATTCAGGCATTTTGTCTGCACGAAGGGAGGCTAAGTGGCAGCCCATAGCTTAGTGGTGAAGCGACGCCGCTGGTGGCGCGCCGCTCAGCATCGAAGGGACGAATGCTTCGCCGGCGCCGCCCCCTGCGTCGTTAGCTATCTGCATCATCGAAGCGAAGCAGACCGGCAGGGATTATTTGACCAGGGACTGACGTCATTGTGAGGCCGAGGGTTCGGACGCACGATAACCACGGCATTATGTCAACCAGAGCACATAGACACAGAGCAGGTTGAACATAATGCGGGTTATCCTGCGCCGAGTGATACGCCTGTGGTAGGCGAGAAGCTGAAGGGAAGGGACGCCGCCCGCGCCTGCCGGAGGCACCCGGCAGACTGCGCGGGCGGCGGGGACTCACTGCATCCATACGACTGTGGGTTCCGCGCCCATACGCAGGTAGCGTAACGGCGCGTGACAGCTTAGTGCTCATTGAAAGCTCCGGGACGCGGCTCTGCCAGCCCACCCCCACGCTGGACACAGCTCACTTCGTTCGTCTGGGCCAGCGTGGGGGTGGCACGTGCTGCGCGGCACGCTGGCACGCTGGCAGAGCCGGGCGCCGGCGGTCGTTCCATCGCACTACGCACAAGGGATTATGTGCTCCGTGCGCAGAGCGTCGCCGGACGAGCGGGGGGCCGCCCCGTGTGGCCACGTGCCCTTCCCCCCTGCCCCCCCCTTGCCCCGGCCAGGTCGCTGATGCTCCTGTGTCCTTCCCCACCCAGGAAATCAATACTCACGACACACAACGTGGCCAGAGCGAGAGCGATACCATGGCGCGGCTTCGCCGCGCCATTCTTCAGAGCGAGCGCATCCCTCCAGGTATCCTGCCAGAAGAAACAAAGAAAGAAGATCTGGATTACTACGATACGTACGACCACGGTCAGAATATCCTAAGCATAACTCATCGATCATTGAAAGCCCGAAAGAAGGTCGACGCGATGTAGCCCCGCGATTTTTGGAAGCATTACAGCGAATTTCAGCCACGGAACCCGAATTCGAGCCCCCAAACACGACACCGAGCCCCCGAACACGACACCGAGCCCTACACTGAACCGTTCACCGCCGCTCGGGCCGGACCCCCCAGGTGCAGCGGGGGGCGTCCCCGGCCCTCGCTGGATCACTGCTCCATTGACCGCTGCGGCGGGCCGACCCCCCAGGTGCCGCGGGGGGCGTCCCGGCCCGCCTAAGCTGCACCGCACCATGTAATCAAGCAACTTTTCGCAAACCACCAGAAATATCAAGGAGAGTCCTTTTTCGAGGGGTCCCCCTTTCCTAATCCAACGCTTCACTGTCCATATTGAGCACGGGCGGCGGGCTTTGCCCGCCGCCCTAGCCTCCAAGCCCCTCATTTCGACTTGCCGTAGACACCTGTTCACTGCACAGCCCCTGCCTCGCCCGAAATCGCTAAATCTCTCTTATACATGAGGAAAGTTTTTTAGACTAGGAAGTAACGACCCCTACCCTTTTTTGAGGCTCGGCGTATCTTTTGTGCTTGCTACTATACTTTTGTGCTTAGCTATGGTATACTTACTTGGTAGTGTAAAAAACTTCCCTTATACATGAAGGAGATTAACGCAAAATGGGACTCTCAAACAAGGTCAAGCTAATGTTTCAGCGGCCAGGTCCACCGGAGATCAAGGTCTGGAAGGGCGGGCCATTTCTGGAGGGCTACGTCAATGGGGTGATGGTAGGCAAGGTGATGAAGGTATCGCCCATCTTCGTTGATGGCGACACTGAGCGGGTCTGCCTACGATTTGCGCACCACACGATCCTGCTCACTGCGGAGGAGGCCGTTGACATCGGCTGGGAGATGCTGAAGGACTCTGAGCGCAAGGCTGAACGGGAGCAGCGAGCCGAGCCTGCCGATTGGATGGCTCCAACGGACAAAACCCCGTGATCACTCGACCGCGGGGTTCTATCCGACAATGACACACACTAGGAGGAACACGGCTATCATATCACTTGAGCGCAGTGATGTCAAGGCTTGGATTATCACGATGTATCAAGCTGTGCGAACCCACGCAACGCGGTCTAGTTGTGGTAAAAGCAGCCCCGTGGATCACCATTCCGGAAGGCTCCGAGGTGTCGGTTCCCGACGATCTGATGCCGCTTCGCTGAGTCGCCGAAAGCTCGGTGTAGCTTCTATCTGGAATGAGTTTCCTGTCAATCATTGCCGGTTCGGTGAGCATATCGCAAGCTGTTAGCATAGCTGAAGCTCAGACTTGGGGAGTCTTTTCTGGCTCGGTAGTTCGACTGCAAGCCCGGGGTAGTCAGTATGCGTCAATAGACGCCTCTGTGGTTCGACATTACTCTGTGAACAGGTATCTTTCTAGGGTGGGGAGGGTCGGGCTTTGTTCGCAGCCAGTAAACGTCGACAGCGACCTGGGCGGCAAGGGCAGCCCCGGAACCCGGAGCCCGGAGCCCCGGAGCCCGGAGCCCGGAGCCCGGAGCCGAAAAATAACTCAATTATTTTCGCTGGACAGGAGGATATTCCAGAGGCGCCGTCGCAGGAGTAAATAGGCCTCCAGTTTGGCATCCAGGAAGCCGATAATTAGAACAAGGAGCAAAGAACAATGAGCAAGCAAACCAGACACGAAGCAGGAGTAACCAAGCACTTCGACACACTCAAAAAGCGGGGCAAGCAAACCCGGCAAGGCATGTCAGGCGCAAGCTTCGACTACCTCAGATTTCCTTTCCAGACCTATCTTGCAGGCAGCCAGCCGCCCTCTTCCGCAGAGCAAGCAGCTTCAATGCTCGCTCGCATTCGCCGCCAGCCCGCTCCAGCCCTTCCCCGCCTTCCAGGCGGGAGCGTTAGATCGCTCGAAATCCATCCTGGCCAATATGCCAGCATCCGCATGAGCGGCAAGCCCGCCATAATCCGCGTTGAGATCGTGAGCTTGAACATCGTTTCCGGCAAGCTTGTCCTCGGCCACCGCGACGGGTATTCCGGCTGTGCGTTTGGTGCCGGTTCCCCCGTCGAAGTTCCTGTCTGCTCTGTGATCCGGATATCGAATGACCCGTTTCACTTCCGCCGCGATGACGCTGTTCCCTGCCATCTTGCCGCGACCTGCCAGCCGGTCGGTTCCTGCTTGCTCGTCCCCCTTGACGCGGATGCCAAGGGAGCTTTCCAATCTTGTTCACTAGTAGTGAACAGCGAGGTGTCTTAATGCTAACACACTGCCCTGACTGCTCGAATCTTCTTGTGCACAGCAACGGCTGTGTCTGGTGCCCCGTTTGCGGGTGGGAGGCCTGCGGACTATGACCACAGAACAAAGACAAGAAAGCATCACGGAAGCCGTCAATCTGCTTGATCAAGCAAACCTACTCGCAATGAGGCTAGCTCGCGACCTGCGAAACAGCCACGACACACCCGCCGCCGAAGAGATAGATGAAATCGCTTATCAGATCAGCGGTGCTCGCAACGATCTGGAGGCCCTGTTGTGAAACACCTACACCTGTTCAGCCACGGAACCACAAGCCTGGTAGTAGACGTCCTGCGCGAGCAGGACGGCCAAGCAACCTGCCGCGTGGTGCGGCCCGTCTACCGGCCAGGCTACAAGGGCAAAGCTTTCTGGCGATCGCAGCACGATCAGCCAAGCCCCGGCGACGAGATCGTCATCCCCCGCAGCGAGCTGCGCCGATGCCCGTTCAATGTGCGGCTACGCGCTAAGCTCCGCCCCGCGTTCGACATCATGGACGCGCTTGTCATCCTCTCCCTTGGCTTCCTAGTCGGAGCTGTGATGCTTTTCTGCTTGACGGGACCAGCACCGAAGCCCGTTGACTCTGAGACTATCCGACTCCTTTCCTCAATGGACAACTGCCAGGCGGACTTCGAATACGACAAGGCCGAACTTCGGCAGGAGTAGACTTGACATCTGTCCAGCGATGTGATAGAATAAGGTATTGACATCGTAGACATTCGGAACGACCCGACCTGTCTACAAACAAGACGGCCCGGAGGCAAAATGAGACTGACACCCGACATCATGGCCCTGGCATTCCCGGCCATCGACCCGGAGGCGCCGCCCGGCGCATTCCGGGCATCTCTCTTTCGCCAGCTCTGCGCGTTCACCGATAACATCGGCTACGCGGAGGACATGACCGACGTCATCCGCAGCCACATAGACGACGCGCCCTATTCTGCCCTGCCGCAGCGGCTCCAGAGCTATAGGGCCAGCGTGGACTTGTTCCTGATGGTCGCGCCCGAGCCGCGTATTGTGCTCTATCTTCGCGCCATCGGCCTGACCCTCTCAATGAAGCGCAGCCCCAGGCGTTTCCACCAGGCACTTCTAGCAAAGGCCCGGGAGTATAACCTGCCGATCCCCACGCCGATGCTCGCGCCTCAGGGCGCGCCAGTCTCCGTTGACGTGCACCTACGCCTCCCCCTGCCGGTGCACCACGCGCTACTAGCCAAGGCCCACGCGCTCGGGACCACTCTATCAACCCTCATCCGAGAGGCACTATACAAACAGGAGAACATATCATGAACCACCTCATCAACCACAACCCGACCGCCGCCGCTCTGGCCGCCTTCGGTTTCTTCGCCATCTTCGCGGCTATACTGATTGCTCGGGCTGTGCACAAATATCGCCAAGGCGACCCTCACTTCGATCCACTAGCCACGGCACATCAGCCGGCCAGGCGCGCGCTTGACGGCCGTCCCTGGTGGCGCACAATGAAAACCGAGGAGCCACGGCCCAGCTTCGAGGGAACCGGGACGCCACGACCCGACTCTCCCTGCCCCGCTTGCGGCCGTCACTGGGGATTTGGCGGGTGCGATACCTGCAAGGAGCACGGCTTCTCTGAGTTCCTGCGAATCGATGACCGGCCCTACAACCCGGCGACCGACGTAAGCCATTCAAACATCGGAACACAAGAGGGCATCCACTCCGAGGAAAGGCAATGAGCGAATCAGGCACTGCGTTACGTAACGCGCAACGTCAAGCGGCTTTTCGCCAGCGCCGAGACGCCCGACTGTCAGAGCTGGACTTACAGGCCCAGCGCATTATCAACGCACTATCGGGAGCCTGCGAGCGGGGACGATGCCCTGCGCTCACCAATCATCTACCGGAGCCACCGCAAGCGGGGCTCGCGGAGCTTGTCAGGAGGCTCGAAGATCGCCGCCTGATCGTGTGCAAGAATGAGAGGGACCAATGAAAGAATCAGCGCTCTCTAAGGCCATCCGGTCCGCTTTCGCCGCTCGCGGCGCCCGCTGCATCAAGTATCACGGTGGCCCCTACGGCGAGGCGGGGATCCCCGACTTGATCGTCTGTTATCGTGGACGCTTTGTGTTCGTCGAGACAAAACGCTGCGGTGAGAAGCCGACGCCCATCCAACTTCAAAGGATAGCAGAGCTGCGGGCATTCGGCGCAACCGGAGGACCCGCCGATGCCGTCGACATTGCCCTACTATTCCTAGACGTCGTGGACCAAGATATTCAGCACTTGGAGGATATCGACTTTACCCTCCGAGAACTTGCTACTTGACACGAGTCTAGCCACTGTGCTATGCTATCTTATACGAAAGGAGTTTCTATGGACTATCGACAAGGCCAGCCAATGAAAGACGCCGCGGAGTGGACAGCTAAACAACACTCACTTTCCCTCAAGCACTACCTCCGTCAGGAAACGGAGCGAGGGCGATCTGATACCTCAATCGCCACCGACTTTCACGTTCACCGTCACACCATCTGCAACTGGAAACGGCTGCTCGGACTCGTCACGGTGAAGCGACTCATTCAACGACACTGACATTAGAAAGGGACGACAATGACAAAGGAACAATTCGACACTACCAACCAGGAACTGAAGGCCACCCGGCTTTCCATCTGCGACCTCACCGAGGAGGCAGAGGGGATCACCACCGGCCCACTCCGGGACACTGAGCGCCGGATAGCTGACTGGGACGCCAATCAGACCGCCGATATAGCCCAGCACACCGGCCAAACCGGAAAACCCGTTTTCAGCAACGCCGAGGCCCGCGCAGCCGAACTCGCCCTCCGTCAAACCGGGAGCGTCGACCGGCGCGACCTTGCGGACGCGCAAACCGCCTACCAGGCCCAGCTCGCGGCCATCCGCAACACGATAGCCCGGAAGCACGTCGAAGCATCGTTCCTCCAGAACGACATATCCTACGCCATCCACCAGGGCCTACAAGCAACCGCAATGCGCGACATGCTTCTCGGGCTCGCGGGACAGGTGTAGCAATGGCGCTCATTGAACCGGCCGTATACCACATCGGCTTCAGAGGCGACAAGCTCACGGCAGACGCACCCCCGCAGACCGAGCGGGGGTGCAAGCTGCGGTTCATCGGCGGGGCGTTCATCAGCGCCAAGGGCTACTGGACCTTCGCCCCCGGCACAACGTGCCAGGCTGCACAACTCCTTGAGATACTGCCACACGCCACCATGGACAGCCGCGTCGGCAGAATGGCCAATGACTACTGGCGCAACGTTGCGGAGGGACGCGCCACCCACTACGGCGAGATCGGCTACGCCGTATCGCCGATGGACCTCCACCGGGGCCTATCCATAGATGACTACCGCAAGAAATACGGTAACCGGATCATCGACTGGATTCAGGAGCACGGAGGCGGAGTCGAATGATCACCCACGGCCCCCCGCTCTGGCCACACCAGAAAGAAGCCCTGAGCTTCATCCACCGACGCCGCGGCTCACTGTTATGGGTCCCAATGCGCGCCGGCAAGACGCGCATAGCCATAGACTACATACAGAACACCGGCCCCGGCCCGGACCTGGTAATATGCCCTCACAAGGTCATCCCGGTATGGCTTGAGCAATTCGACACCTACCTGCTCAACCGACATGCCTACAGTATCCGCGGACTCGCTACCCAGACCATAGCAGAGCGAGCGGCCACGGTCAAAGAGATCATTGCCACCGGCACCAACAAGATATTCGTCGTAAACTACGACGTCATAGCCGAGGAACCACTGGCAAAGGAACTACTCAAGATCAAGTGGAACCGACTCATCTTTGACGAGGTCCACCGGCTCCAGGCTCCAGCCGGGAAGCAGTCACGCTTCGCCGCCCGGCTTGCAAAGAACGCTCGGAAGGTGATCGGACTCTCGGGGACACCGGGCAACCCGCTCGGCAACCCAGACAAGCAAGCAATGCGGGACGCGGGGATCCTCGATCTCTACGGCGTGATGCGGACCCTCGCGCCCGGACACTTCGCTTGGACAAACAAGGCATACAAGGCCACGTTCGGTGTCTGGAATCAGTTCACACCATTCCCCAAGATCGAGGGTTACATCAACCACAGGCTCTTTGACGCCAAGCTTGCCAGCGTCTGCTACCACGTCACCGAAGACCAGCTCGCCTACACAATGCCCGAGGCCATCGAGCAAGTGCGGCCCGTCACACTACCGCCTGCTGTGCAGGCGACCTACGACGCCCTCGAGCGCCAGATGATCACCGAGTGGGAGGGCGACGTCACAACCGCAGCCAACGCCCTGGTAAAGCAACTCCGGATCCAGCAGATGACAGCGGGGTTCCTACAGGCAGACGGCGCCGACGCTGTCCAGGCTGTGCACACTGTCAAGATCGACGCCATCAAAGAGATCATCGGCGACATAGCACCCACCGAGCGCGTCCTGAT